ACTTGGATCTGGAACAGCTAGTAATACTACATACTTAAGGGGTGATAATACATGGCAAACAGTTTCAGTTAGTGATACTACTTATAGTGTATCTTGTGTAGATGGTGATAATACAGACGAAGAAAAAATAAGATTAACAGACAGTAGTGGTAATAATGATGATGTAGTTTTAGAAGCTGGTACAGGCTTATCAATAGCCAGATCAGGAGATAAAATAACCTTTACTAATACTGTATCTGATACTGATACAACATATTCTGCTGGAACAGGTTTAAGTTTAAGTAGCACTACATTTAGTCTTGGAAATCACTCTGGAGATCTTATAACTTCTGGAACAGTTGGAACAGCACGATTAGGTAGCGGTACTGCATCATCATCTACTTTCTTAAGGGGCGATGGCAGTTGGGCTTCGGCTGCTGATTCTACAAAACTACCTTTAGCAGGTGGAACTGTAACAGGACAAATAAGCCTTACTAATAATAGTTCATATCCATTAAATATTGATGGTTCACATGATGCCAAAATTCAACTTCAAGGATCGAGTGAGCCTTACATTCAGTTCAGAGAAAATGGTACAGGTACAGCTTATATTCAGTGGAGGGATACTGGATATTTAACACTTGTTAATGAAGAATCAGGTGATCAATTAAAAATAGATGATGGTACTAGTGGACTTATATGGCGAGTCGGAAGTACAGATCACATTGTTTGGAACGCAGGTAATGATGGATCTGGCAGTGGCCTAGATGCTGATACTTTAGACGGACAAGAAGGTTCATATTATACTAATGCTTCTAATTTAGCTTCAGGAACAGTAGCCACGGCAAGGTTAGGTAGTGGCAGTGCATCATCCTCAACATTCTTGAGAGGAGATGGTAGTTGGGCTTCTGCTGGTGGTGTGTCTACTGGTGAGACTTATGTAAAACTAAACACTGCAGGATCTGCTTCTAATAGTGGAGAACAAACCATTGCAGGTTATGAAGCAGGAGATTCTTTAAGTAGTGGCTCTACATATAACACCATGTATGGCTACCAATGTGGAAAAGATATTACTAGTGGTGATTGGAATACTCTCTTTGGTCACTCAGCAGGTAAAGCCCTACATACCACAGCAGAGTACAATACGATGTTTGGGGCGCAAGCTGGAGAAGCTTTAGGAGGACATCATAATACTCTCTTTGGTAGTGAAACAGCTAAGAACGTCACTGGTGCAAACATGGACGGTGTAACTTGTTTCGGTTCTCAAGCAGGTCAGAGTTCGACAAGCAATTGCACTTATATAGGTAAATATGCAGGAAGATCAAATACTGGAACTGGTAATGTTGTAGTTGGTTCGCAGGCTTTAGGTGGCACGTCAGGTGGTTATAACGTAGCGGTTGGTACTAATGCGATGGAATCGAATGAAGGTTCCAGTTGTGTTGCCATCGGATATGGCACTATGGGTTATGGCTCTTCTAGTGCTTCATATAACGTAGCGATTGGACACTATTCAATGGCAGCTGCTACTGATTATACTAGAGGTTCCAATGCAGCAGTAGGTGTTCAGTCTTTACAAGATCTCACTACAGGAAGCGACAACTCAGCATTCGGAACTGCAGCAGGTCAAAAAATTACGAGTGGAGGACAGAATACCTGTATAGGTATCAATGCAGGTTCCAAATATCAAGGAACACAACTAACTACTGGTAATAATAATATTCTGATTGGTAAGGAAGTACAACCTAGTTCTTCGTCTGTAGATAATGAGATAACACTAGGCGACACTAATATTACCAAGTTTAGAATCCCAGGAATTAACTTTGAATTAGCAGATAACGGTGGAGCGCCTACTAATGGTCATGTATTAACCATGGCATCTGGTGGTGCTACATGGGCTGCTGTTGCAGGTGGGATAGATTCTGATGCTCAATATAATGCTTTAGGTGGTTCTGGTGCAGGTACAAATCTTAATAGCAGCGCTGAACGTAATACTTTATTCGGTCATAATGCAGGTAATAATCTAACTGATGGAGACGATAATACAGTATTTGGATCCTGGGCATTTGATGCAGGTAATGGTAATCGAAATACTATTATAGGTCTTAGAGCAGGCTCTGACATGAGTGGAGCTGATGATAATGTTGCGGTTGGATATGACGCATTAACTGATAACACTTCAGCTGATTACAACACTGCCCTTGGGGTTCAAGCTGGATTAGCTATTACGACAGGAGCTTATAACACTCTTGTTGGATATAATTCTGGCAGAAAAGCTACTACGGGATCAAAGAATGTAGCCTTAGGAAATAGTACATTAGGTGCTGAAGCAAGTGCAAGTACTACTGGTGATGAAAATGTAGCTATTGGTCAGTTGGCTTTGTGCTATTTACAATCAGGTGATTTCAATGTAGGCATAGGGCAATATGCTCTTATGGATGTGACCACAGGTAACTCTAATGTTGGAATAGGTACAGAAGCAGGTGCAGACTTAACAACAGGTAAACAGAATGTATTTATTGGAAATACAGCTGGCAAGTATATATCGACATCTGATGATAATGTTGCTATTGGACATGAATCACTTGTAGATGCTAATGGAACAGGAATTGCTAATAATACATGTTTAGGTGCAAAAGCAGGGAAAAATATTAACTCAAATGGAAATACAGCTATTGGTTACGAAGCAGGTCAAAATATAGATACAGGATGGGGCAATACTTGTATTGGTTATAATGCTCAACCTAGCTCAGGAACTGTAGATGAAGAAATAACTTTAGGTAGAAGCGGAGTAACAGCTTTACGTTGTAATGTTACTAGTATTACCTCACTTTCTGATAGGCGAGATAAAACTGATATCACTATTTTAGATTTAGGATTAGATTTTATTAACGCTCTTAAACCTGTTAAATTTAAATGGGCTTCAAGAGAAGGTATAAAAGTTAAAGATGGAACTTACGAAGCAGGTTTTATCGCACAAGATTTCCAACAAGTACAAAAAGATAAGGATGCTGACTATCTTAAGTTAGTTCTAGATTCAAATCCAGATAAGCTTGAAGCTTCCCCTGGAAAGTTAATCCCCATCCTTGTAAAAGCAATACAAGAATTATCCACTAAAATATCCATCTTAGAACAAAAATGCATTTAAAATTACAAGAAAGAGCACGTACACTCTTAGAAGAAAGACAAACACTTATAAATAGACTGAATGAAATCAATGGTGCGCTAACGGAATTAGATTCGTTAGCGACCTCTCTTGGTGAAGAGCATGAAGAAAAACATGAAGAAATTGAAGTTAAATCTGAAAACCTTACTAATGAAGACTAATGCCTGAACGTACAGCTGAAGAAGTAGCAAGTATCTTTACTAATGCTGGAGATAGTGTTACTCTTATAAACTCTATTGCTGCTCAATCTACTATTACTGATGAAGATAAAGATACTCTCAAAAGGAATGTAGCTCATCTTGAGATAATTAAAGCATATAAAAAAGAAGATGGAACTACCTCTATATGGACTAGTGAAGACTTTACTGCACAGGATGCTGCAGTAACTCTTGGGAAGTCCAAGTATTAATATACCTAGAGCTACCCTCCCTAAAGCTCTAGATATCCCTCAGATGTATCTCAAACAGCCTACAGCAGACGTTCCAGCGTATAAACCTATGGTTATACCCCCAAGTGATTTGGAGTCTCCTGAGGGCGTTAAAGGTGAAAAAACATCTGCACAGCCTGAACCGCCTAAGTTAACAATTCCTGTACTGGATATACAAATGCCAGTACCTGAAACTGCTGTCGTGGTTACTGCTGTAACAACAGCGGTGATAGCAGTCGCTACTACTACTATTACTCAATCTTTATTCGAACCAATTAAAAAGAAAGTTCAGAAACAACTACAAGCTAAAGTCAACAAATGGAAGGAACAAAGGAAGAAAAAAAAGGATTCCTCGGAAAGCTCAAAGATGCAGCCGAAGATCAAGAACACCAAATCCAAATCTTAGGAACATTTGTTCGTCTTGGAGTTGTGGTTTGGAGTGGATTTATCATTACGTTAAACTACGTTGAAATACCTATGATTAAGAAAAGTCCAGGTGGAGATATCACTTTTCCTGCCAGTATTTTTACTGGAGCCCTAGCAACATTTGGCTTGACTACTGGTAGCAATGGTAATAATAAAAAGGATAAACCAAAAACATGAAAAAATGGCTAGTACTCTTACTGCTGGCATCACCCACGGTAGCGAGAGCAGAATTAGTAACCCCAAATTTCACCCAGGGTTCGATGAACAGTACAACTACAACGACCCAAGAAATTGTAGAAGAAATAACAACAACAACCTATGGGTCTGCATTAAGCAAATGGAGTGGGGAAAATATCACTCATACATCAGCCTCATCGGGAGGTATTGCCGATTCAGATTCGATATTCACCTTACACACAGCTGGAGATCCATTTTCACTAGAAGTGGTAACAAGAGCAGCAAGTCAGGTATTATCAGTAGAAGTAATAGACAGAGAAATAGATGTTACCTCTACTACTACCTCCTTATCAGTCTTCTCTCAATAGCACCAGTACGTGCAGAGGATGAAACAAATAATGTAAGTAATCCTGTCGCTGCTGCGACTGGTAATGTAACCAATCAGGCGGTGCAATTCCAGAACAATGGAGCACCGTCTAGACAACATTACGGTCCTAATATATCATGTAATGGAGCTACTATGACTTTATCCCCATTTTACATGGGAAATCATACAAAGCCTTGGGATATCGATGAAGGTAAAATGGAACCTTCTAGCTATACAATGGCTGAGAACTGGGGAGGTCAAATTAACTTTATGATACCATTAGATAGAGAAGGTTTGAATCGTTGTAGAGCAATAGCAGCACAACAGCATGAGAAAATGAAGTTGAATTATGAGTTAGTTAGAATTGATAACTGTGCTAAACTTCAACAAAAAGGTTTTATGTTACTACCTGGTTCACGTGTATACCATTTATGTAGTGATGTAATCCCTATATCTACTTTTACTAAAGCACAAGCGAAAGTATTAAAATGTAAACATCCACCTAAACCGTGGTATAAGCCATGGCAAAAACAACCTAAAGAGGAATGTAAAATGAGTACACTCTCAGATTTAAAAGCTAAAGAATTAGCTAAGCCTAAAAAAACAAAAGAAACCCCTAAGAAAACCACTGAAGAATAATGATCCTAATTATCAAGCCCATCCTTTTCGCCTTCTTGAAGTCAGATTCAGTAAAGAAGCTCGTAGTAGATTTACTAGAAGCATACGTTGCTAGAACTGACAATAAATTAGATGACCAAGCATTAGAAATTGTTAAAAAGAAACTATTAAGTTAAATGGCTAAAGCCAAAGAATCGAAGTTTGATGAACTTCATAACCTCGTCACTGATGAATTCCTTAAGAGAGTTCGTAGTGGCGAGGCTACTACCCAAGATTTAAAAGCTGCATGTGATTGGTTAAAGACTAATGATATAACTGGTGTTGCCCTAGAAGGTACTCCGTTATCTAAGTTAGCAAAAATCATGCCACGTGTAGATCCTGACCTCGTACAAAGTAGACTCTATGGGACCAAAACCTAGCACAAATCCAGGTAGAACTGCTCGTTACTACCGAAGCAACCCTAAAGCTAGAAAGAAGCATATTAGGGATAATACTAAATATAATGATTCACCTGAAAGACGAGCTTACAGGCGTGAGCTGATGAAGATCAGACGTAAGAAGAAACCTGGTGCTCAACAAGATATCTCTCATACACCAGGAGGTGGGACTACTGTAGAAGATCGTAAGACTAATAGAGCCAGAGGTGGTGCTAAGAGGAAGTGATGACTGAAGAAGAAAAGATAGAATTAGCTAAATCTGACTGGGCTAAAAGTCAAGCTACACCTCATACAATAGGTCCAGCTGAAGTGGCTGCTGGACTAATGATTGCTCCTGGTTTAGTTATGAAAGCAACTAAGGCATGGGGTGTAGGTAAAGTATTAGACGCTGGAATGCAGATAGCATTTCCAGATGCAGAGGACACAAAACTTGAACAGGCACTAGAGTTTAAGAAACCTTTAAAGACAGGTATTAAAGCTACTAGATTGATGTACGAGAAAGTCTTAAGACAGTCAGATACCTATAGTAAAAGTAGATTCTCTTCAAAACTTAAACGAGAAGCTGGTAAAGAAATTATCAGTGATTATCTACACAATAAAGCTGCTGGTGGACCGTATAAAAGTTGGGAAAGTCAAGATGTACCATTCGGTACACTTAGTCCTAATATAACTAAAGAAGCTTATGATGTTGCTAAAAGAACAGATGCACAATTTTCAAGAGGTGCAAATCCTGATCAATTAAAGTTATTTAACCTTCCTACTGATCCAGCTGGTAAAGAAGCTTTTAGAATATTTTCAGATAATGTAGCTAGAAAATCTGGATATCAAAGCATGGCTGATTTCAAAAAAAATGTTCTTAATAAATGGCCTACAAAAGATCAAGATCAACTATTTAGACAGTTGTGGGAAGGTCAAGGTGAAGGTTATATTGAACATTTAACTCAAAAAGCTAGTCATATGGATTGGTATTGGGACATGAAAGGTAGAGATAGAGATGCTGTAGATAATGTTCGGATACTATTCAATGATAATTTAAAGAATTTAAAAGATACAGTTGAGAAAATAGTACATGGTCGAGTTATGCCTGATGGTAGTTTTAAAAAAGGTATAGGTTGGCAAGGTAAGGATTTAAAAAACCGTTTAATAGTATCTTTTGAAGATCCTATGAGGAAAGTAAAGAAAGACTATCTTAAACAGAACCCAGGAGATATAATCATTAAACGAGCTGGTAATGATCAAATTATTGGTAACTTAGGTCAGTATCTTGATACATTGTATCCACAAGATCCTCTATTAAAAAAAGTATTTGAAGATGGCGTTAAGAAATTAGGACTTACACCTACTCAATTTAGAAAACAAGTATTATCAGAACGTATTGGTATTATCATTGAAAACTCTGATACATTACCTAAGAATGCTACAAAGCGTAAAAGATATATAAAACAGTTTATTGATGATGATATGACTGATTTGGTAGCACAGTATCCTTTTTTAAGTCCTAGAAAATCTATATCAAAAGCAATGGATGCTCCTGGTTCTGGTGTAACAGAAGCTGATTATGATTTACGGAGTACTAAAAGAGCTAGTAAAGTACCACCTTTAGGCGATCCTAGATTTACTAAAGGAGGACCATTTAAAAATGTGACTAAAACTGAACAATTTAATCCTAGACAAATACTATTAGATGTATTTGGACCTGATAACCCTGACAGATAACTATGGCTGAAACAGAAACTATGCCCCAAAGCTTCACTGAAGAGTATGATGACGCAGTACGTCAACAATATATCGAAGCAAAAGAAGCTTACAATCTAGACAAACAGTCTAAATTTAAAACCTTACCACATGAATGATGTACTATTAGCTTTACAAAGTGACTTCAAATTGTTCCTACAAGCCCTGTGGGAACAACTAAACCTACCATCCCCTACCCGAGCACAATATGCAATCGCAGACTATCTTCAAC